GAATTTATGATGAAGCGAATTATCCGATTTCGTGTGTCATCCCCTCGATCGAGCATTCGGTATAGGCCAGGTCAAAAATTCACGTCCGAATCTTCGGAAGAAACACCGGAAACATTCTCCGATACGAATGTAGATTATTCAGATTTTATGCGGTCTATTTTGGAGCAGGTACCGTTTACCGATCTCGAACGGCGGATATTCGTGTGGGTAGCCGTCGAAGGGAAAAGACTGGGCGACTGGCCGGGAGAGGAAAGCCGTAGAAAACTATTTTACAAACAGCGAAGTGCAATTTTAAAAGTGAGAGCGCTTCTGCATCGAAAAGGAATTTTTAAAGAATAATTGCAGTGAATTCGGCTTTTTGTCGGATTTTTTTGTTCCCGTTTGCACTTTTTCCCGGCTCATTCTCTTTGAAAGAAAGTACCGTTAAAATGGCAGCACCGAAAAAGAATACTTACTGGAAACTGGCAAAAGGATTTCCATCAGGATCAGACAGGAAATACACCCCGCAGGAATTATGGGATAAAGCCGTCGATTATTTCAAATGGGTGGAAGATAATCCTTTGTTAGAAGAGAAGTTATTTGGAACAGGCCTAAAAGATACCGTAAAAAAAATGCGGGCCATGACCATCATAGAGTTCTGTGTGTTCGCAGGGATTGCGCGTTCAACATTCCAACTTTATGAAAAGGATGAAGCTTATTCGGTCATCACCGCGCGCATTAGGGATATTATCTACGATCAGAAGTTCACAGGAGCCGCTGCGGGGCTTTTGGAAAGCAACATTATCGCGCGGGAATTGGGTTTGGTCGACAAAAAAGATGTGACGACAAACGGCCAAAACGTAACCGCGTCCCCCTTGAACGATTTACCCACGGAGGCGCTATTGGAAATCGAGCAAATAGCTAAAAAGTATGGCAAATAGCGAACAAAGTTCCTTTACCGATCTCCGGTACTTATCCGAGGTGATCGCCCGAAAGAATTTCGAGCGGTTCGCCTTGTACGTAATGCCGTCTTTGGAGCTATCGCCGTTCCATCGGGCTTATTACCAGGCTTTGGAACTGTTTACCCGTGGTGCGATTAAAAAACTGATTGTAACGGTACCGCCCCAACATGGCAAATCGCTCGGATCGTCGCAGCTTCTCCCGGCCTACCTATTAGGGCTGAACCCGGAATTAAAAATCGCCCTCGCTTCATACGCATTCACGCTGGCAACGAAATTCAACAAACGGGTACAGCGCGTTATTTCGGATGCGGCATATCAAAATTTATTCCCTGACACATGCCTCAAATCGGGCTCCCGGCAATCGGTCGCAGGATCGTACCTACAAACCTCGGAAGAGTTCGAAATTGTCGGTTACGGCGGATCGTTCCAGTCGGTCGGAAGGGGTGGCGGTCTGACGGGTAACAAGGTAGATATAGCGATATTGGACGACTTGTACAAAGATGCGGCGGAGGGAAACAGCCCGACCGTACGGGAAAGCGTTTGGGAGTGGTACACGTCAGCCGTTAAAACCCGTCTGCATAACGGATCGCAGGAACTTATCGTTTTCACCCGCTGGCATGAGGAGGATTTGATCGGCATACTGGAGGACAAAGAGGGCGTGCGGGTGCTTGGTTCTTTTTCAGAGATCAACCCCGATTACACAGGTTGGTATAAACTCAACTTTGAAGCGATCAAAGAGAGCGAACCCACCGAGATCGACCCGCGCCGTTACGGTGCCCCGCTTTGGCCGGAGCGTCACAGCCTCGAAAGCCTGGAGCAGCGGCGCGCGCTCGATCCATTCCGCTTTGACTGCATGTACCAGGGGCACCCGTCGTCCAAAGAGGGCCTTTTGTACGGTGATAACTTCAAAACCTATGACACCCCGGCCAGCCCGGACGAAATCATCCGGAAAGCCAATTACACCGATACCGCGGACACCGGCACGGATTACCTGTGCTCGATCTGCTACGACGTGCTGAAAGGGGGGCAAATCAACATTACCGACGTACTATACACGCAGGCTCCGATGGAGGAAACCGAACCGGCCACCGCGCAAATGTTACTTCGTAACGGCACCCGTGCGGCACTGATCGAAAGCAACAACGGCGGGCGCGGGTTTGCCCGGAACGTGCAACGCAAAGCCACGGCGGTACATGTTGAGTGGTTCCACCAATCAGGTAACAAGGAATCCCGCATTCTGACCAATTCCGCCACGGTACTGCAAAATATCCGTTTCCCGGAAGGCTGGCGCCTGCGTTGGCCGGAGTTGTACGCGCACCTCACCACCTACAAACGATTATTCAAAGCAAACAAGAACGACGATGCACCGGACGCACTGACCGGGATCGTCGAAAAGGAGATCATCAATAAAAACAACCGGATTCTATACATGGGATAGGATCGTAAAATTTACAATTATGGCAAGACCGAAAAAAGACCAGAACGCCGCAGCCGTTGCAGATTTTCAAGTAGTGACGAACCCCAAATCGGTGGACACCGGAGAAGTAACCCCCGAAGCAGAAGAAGCGGAAAATACCGGGGCGTCGGTTCCGGCAGAATCTGCGGACACTTTCGACTACCGGGCCGCATACGAAGCCGAGAAAGCGAAAAACGGGGACTTGCAGGCCCTTGTTGCAGAGATCACCGCCTGCAACAAAAACGAAATCGAGAAACTGCAAGCAGAAAACAAGCGACTGCAAGAGGCGGCCAGCGCTGCGAAAAAGCCGAAAGATACCCGCACGCCGTATCAAATCCTGCTCGACCTGCTCAACGAGGCGGAAAGCACCGCCGGGGAGATCGTAAAATCCCAGATCGCCGCCGGTGGGCCGATCATCCGCATGCGCCGCATTCAGGGTGAAATACACAAGCTCATCAAAGAGGCTAAAGTCTATGTTTAGTTTCGGTATCAACAACATTACATACTCCTGCCCGACCCGGTGGCAGGAGTTACCCGTTTCCGACGCCGTGAAATTGCAGGCGCTCGTGAAGGAACTACCGGATGCGGTGGCGGATCATTTCCGTTCATTGGTCGGCCCGGCGGAAGAAGTTACCCCGGTTCAGGGGGATGACGTAGGGGCCTTGCTCGACTTCTGGCGCAAGGCGCTGCACGCGCTATCCGGATGCCCGTTGCCGGTACTCGACAAAACCGCCGATACGGATGTACACGCGCTCGGGGAACACTGCCTGACGCTGTTCGTGTTTTCGTTACTGGCGGCTCCCTTGTACCACTCAGAGGGGATCGAAGCCTTCAATACGAACGGGGAACGGTTGGTTATTCCCGCAACCGGCACCGACGCGCTGGGTAATGCAGTGCCGCTGGAAAGAATTACGGCAAAGGAGTTTTGCGATGCGTCGGATATTACCGCTACCGGAGATTTGACCCTCGCACCGCTGCTGTTGGCCGTTTTATGCCGCCCGGACGGGGAACCATACGACGAGGAGGGAGCCAAAACCCGCGCCCGAAAGATGGGAGACGTGCCGATGAGCATTTATCTGGAAGTATACACCCGCCTGATGGAAATGCACGCCTATCTGAGAGGGGAATTTCCGAAACTCTACGGATCGGACAAAGGCGGGGATAAATCGAGCGACGATCCCTACACATGGAGCGACAAACTGCTGTTCGTGGCGGACGACAAACCCAGCGAACTGCCGTATGCAGAGGGGCTGAATGCCTATGAATTTGTCCGCATACTGGACGCGAAACTCAAACGGGAGAAACAGAAATGGGAGATAGTAGCGGCGACCAGAGGATTGTAAAATGGCGGGCATGCGTGGCCCTGCTCGACATGCTCTACAACCGGGAATGCCGGTGCGACCGGGCCAAATGTGCCGGGCATTTCGAGTACCTGCGCCGGTTGAAATTCGAATACGAGTGTAAAATCGAAGAATATGAGGAAGAAATTAATAGAGGCGATCAAAGCGGCATTTCTCAGTGAGGGATACGGATTTTTTCAGGGGTTCGCAGACACAATACAGGGCAGCGAATTGACCCTGCCCGCGCTGTGGCTTACACCGATTGAGGTGGCCGGGATGAGCGGACGTAACGACGGCAAAGTGACCTACAAAATCGTCCTGTACCTGTTCGTGCAGAACGAACAGTACGACGAGCAGCAGAAAGAGGAAAAATGGGAGGAGCTGGAACGCATCGCGCGCAAAGGGATCGCTACGCTTCCGATGATCTCCGATGTCATCTCCACGGACAAAGTGACGATACAGCCGAACGAATTTGCCTTTACATCGTTCGGGGAGCTTTCCCAGACGGTGACCTTCCTCGCCGACGTGTATTTCTGCAATGAGTAAGCCTCTCGACATACTGGGCCAGTTGGCCGAACACCTGAAAAGGGCATTACAGACCGAATTATCGGTACGGATGCGAGTAGCCTCCGGCACATTGATAAACAGCATCGAAGCGGTTGTCAAGGAGACTATGAGCGGTTTCGAGATCGTCGGCTCAGCGGTTTACTATGCCAAGTATGTAGAGAACGGGCGCCGGGCCGGGGAAAAGGGTGTGCCGATTCAGGCGTTGATCGAGTGGATCAGGGTAAAACGGATCGTAATAGAGGGCCGCAGCGAACGTTCCACGGCTTTTATGTTCCAAAGTTCTATCCGGCGCAGGGGAATCGCCCCGGCATTGTTTATCACGCGCACCCTGCAAAACCAGGAAAGAACAATCGACCAGAGTATTCACGCGGCATGCGGGGAATTGGTCAACTACCACATCGAAACCATGTTTAACGAAATCAAACAAGCAGCATGATAGACCTGACAGCAAAACCGGAGAAATTCAGCAGCGTATATCGTCCGGTAATATATACCCTGACCAAAACGGGTACGGAGAAAGAGACCGTGCAGATTCTCGACGGATCGACGGTACTCGGAATGAAACAATTTGTAACCGCGGGCCCAATTGCGGTAAACGTATCGGAATATTACCGTAACCTGATCGAAACGGCACCGGTGATCGATGACAGCCTCTCGTTTGTCCATGCCGTGAAACGGACGGTAACGGCCCGGATCGACGTGACTGCGGATTCCTCGGTGCTGCTCACTTCGGGGATTACCGATCTTGCTTTGTCCACCCTGCTGTCGAATGCGCCGGGGCCGCGGATACTCCGACCCGGAGAATGGGACGAATTGAGCTATCTGGTAGATGAACAGGTATTGGCCGGGACAATTATCGTTACGATGAAAAACGGGCAGGAAATCACCCTGCAAATGCCTAATTCGTCTATCGACGGAGTGGCCGTACTGGTGGTGCATTACGATTCCATCGCCGAGGCGGTGCAGCTCAAAGGTGCCGATCCCGCGGGCATGGCCGGAATCAGGGTAAAACCCACGCTCGGGTGTTACGACC